TTCAGGCTCAAGCGTTTAATGAGTTATTGCCTTCTTCGGGTCCTGTCCGGACGGCTATTATGGGTGAAGAGACTCGTGAAAAGGCGTCTCAAGCGCAGCGTGTTCGTCAGTTTATGAATTATTATCTGACTAATGTTATGGAGGATTACACTCCTGACATGGATCAGATGTTATTTTATTTACCGCTGGCGGGGAGTACGTTTAAAAAGGTTTACTTTGACGAGGCTATGGGCCGGATTGTTAGTAAGTTTGTGCCTGCGGAGCAGTTAGTGGTTCCTTACGAGACTTCTGATTTAGATACTTGTCCGAATATCACTCAGGTTGTCCGCATGGGTTTGAACGATTTGCGCAAGATGCAGGTTGGCGGCTTTTATTTAGACATCCCTGTGACTCCGGTTCAACAAGATTTGGACTCTGTAGAGACTGAAATGGACCGTATTAACGGCATGGAGAGCTCTCAGATCGATTATGACTGCACTTTGCTGGAGTGTCATGTTGATTTGGACTTAGAGGGTTACGAGGACCGCGATGAAGAGGGCGAGCCTACTGGTATTAAGTTACCTTACATTGTTACGATTTCTCAGGACAATGGTCAGGTGTTGTCTGTCCGCCGCAATTATTTAGAGGATGATGAGCAGCGTAAGAAGATACAGTATTTTGTTCATTACAAGTTTTTGCCGGGGTTTGGTTTTTACGGTCTTGGCTTGATTCATACTATTGGTGGTTTGTCGCGCACAGCTACATCTTCACTTCGTCAGTTGATCGACGCTGGTACGTTGTCGAATCTTCCGGCTGGTTTCAAGGCCCGCGGCCTGCGGATCAGGGACGACGATGAGCCTTTACAGCCGGGTGAGTTTAGGGATGTTGACGCTCCGGGCGGTGCTATTCGTGACAGTTTGATGCCGTTGCCTTTCAAGGGACCGGATCAGACGTTATTCCAGTTGTTGGGTTTTGTTGTTCAGGCTGGTCAGCGGTTTGCGACGATTACTGATATGAAGGTTGGCGACGGGAATCAGAACGCGGCCGTCGGAACTACCATAGCGATGTTGGAGCAGGGTTCTCGTGTTATGAGTGCTGTTCACAAGCGGCTTCATTATGCGATGCGTCAGGAGTTCAAGATTTTGGCTCGTGTTATGAGCGAGACTTTACCTCCAGAGTATCCTTATAGCATTGAGGGTGCGGATCAGTCGGTTATGGCGACGGACTTTGATGACCGTGTGGATGTTATTCCTGTTTCGAATCCGAATGCTTTCAGTCAGTCTCAGCGGATTTTGTTGGCTCAGACGAAGTTGCAGTTAGCTACACAGGCTCCTGAGATGCACAACATGCACGAAGTTTTCCGTGACATGTATGAGGCTTTGGGTGTTACGGATGTGGATCGTTTAATGAAGGCGGTTCCTGACGAGGAGTCGGTTCCTTTGGACCCGGCGCAAGAGAACATCAACGCGTTGGACAACGTGAAGTTAGAAGCGTTTTCTGGTCAGAATCATCAAGCTCACATCATGGCTCACTTGGTCTTTGGCGCGAGTCCGATGGTTGGTCAGTTACCTCCTGTTGCTTTGTCTATGCAGAAGCACATCATGGAGCACGTTAAGATTGGTGCGGAAGAGCAGGCTATGTCTCAGATGCAGCAAGCTGGACCGCTGCCCGCGGATCAGCAAGAGATGCAGTATCAGATGATGGTTGCACAGTTTGTTGCGGAGGGTATGCAACAGGTCAAGCAGCTTTCTGGACAAGTCTCTGGTCAGGGTCCCGATCCTTTGCTACAGTTGAAGGAGAAGGAACTGGAGATCAAGGCTCAGTCCGAGCAGGCGGATTCTCAGATCGATCAGGCGAAATTGCAGCTTGACGCTCAGAATCAGCAGATGCGTGGTCAGCAGTTCCAGCAACGTCTTGCGAGTCAAGAGGCTCAAACGGACAAGCGGATTGAAAGTGCGATGCAACGTGAGTTGTTGAAACAGAGAGGACAATAGAATGGCTAAAGTAAAAGTAAACGGTTCAGCACCGGGGCCCGCTCCGAAAGCGGTTCCTTACGCAGATATTAAGGGCCAAGGCCGCATTCCTTATGGAAAGACTGCGGATGTTAAGGTTCCTGCGGCGGTTGTAGATTATTCGGGCGCTCTCAAGATGACTCGTGGCGTGGCTCGTGGAATGGGTGCGGCCAAGCGTGGCGGCGGTTATACTGAGTGCTAGGCGGTGGAAATTGCGGCACTTTGGAACGTTGGATTAACCGCGGCGGTAGGTTTTGTTGGCTGGTGGGCTAAGACCCAGCACGACGAAGTTAAACGTGTGCAGATTCTTTTGAACCGGACCCGCGAGGAGATGGCGAAAGAATATGTAACAAAATCAGATAGTTCCGCTGTATTAAGTCAGATTGTTGCTCGTTTTGATAGGATTGAAGAGAAAATAGACCGTTTGATGGAGCGGTGATATGTGGTGCGTTCTTGTATTTGTCGGTTACGGACACACTTTCGTAAACAACTACGGCACGAAGTTCTATAAAGTTTGCTACTACGACTGCGGCGCACCGGGTGGCAAGAACGGCCAATGGCACGATAGACGGCACGTTGTCCACCCAGACGCTTACTGCCCTGTGAGGTATATGGACACATGATTGATCCTATTACAGCCGTTGGCCTCGCCACTTCAGCCTATAACGCCATCAAGCAAGGCGTTGCTGTCGGGCGTGAGTTGCAAGACATTACGGGTCAGCTTGGCAAGTGGGGCAAGGCTTGCAGTGATTTTGCCTTTGCCGAAGAGCAAATCAAAAACCCCCCTTGGTATCAATTCAAAGGCTCTGACACACACAGTGCCATAGAAATTTTTGCGCAAAAGAAGAAGATGTCCGAAATGCGTAAGGAAATTAAGAACTTTATATCGTGGACCTACGGACCCTCTGCTTGGGAGGAAGTTTTACATATCGAGGCGCAGATGCGAAAGCAGCGTAAAGAAGAAATTTACAGGAAAGAAGAACTTAAACGCGCTCTTATAGAGTGGACCGTGGGCATTGTACTTGTTTTGTCTGGCATAGCAGGGTTAGCGATAGTGCTGTATTTCATGGGGCGAAGTCAGGGGAAGTGGTAATGTGGTTTTTAGTCTGGTTTCAAGTTATGAATAACAACATTGAGCATTATCAACTTAATCAGTTTACCACTGAGAACGAGTGTAGAGAGGCTCTTGAGGATGCAAAAGTCTTGATAACTACGAGCCAAACAACGGTGTATTGCTTTGAGGTTATACCGAAATAAACGTGGAGATTACGTTGTATATGACAAAGCCGGAAAAGTTGTTATAATAACGCATCACAAGCATTATGCGATAGCGTATGCAAGGAGTGTAGAAGATGCCGAATGAGTACGACCTAAACGGAAACGGAAAGATTGATCCGGTTGAGCATGAGATAATGCTAGAGGACCGTCGCCGTCGCATGGAAGACGCAGACGCCAAGAGAGACGCGCAGAGGCGCATGACTTGGTTTGCGCTGTCGGGCATGATTCTGTACCCTTTCGTCATTCTAGTAGCCTCTATGACGGGCTTAGAGACAGCGGCGAAGTTGATGGCGGAGATTGCCGCTGTGTATGTGATTGGTGCATCCGGCATAGCCGCTGCATATTTTGGTTTTAACGCAATGGAGAGTAAGAATAATGCTTCAAGCTCTGATAGGTCCGATCGCTAATCTCGCAGGAGGTTGGCTGGACGCAAAGACTACTAAGCAGGCCGCAGAGGCCAAGCTCAAGCTGACCGAGGCGGAAGCCAAGGCCAAGATCATGCTGTCTGAACATACGAGCGTTGCCGACTGGGAGCGCATTATGGCAGAGGGTGCTAAATCAAGCTGGAAAGACGAGTGGTTTGTAATTGTTCTGTCAATTCCGCTTATTCTGGCCTTCATACCCGGTGCAGAGGGCTGGGTTGATCGTGGCTTTGAACAACTTTCCAAGGCTCCAGACTGGTATTTTTATAGTTTAGGTATCGCAATTAGCGCCAGCTTCGGTGTCCGCGGTGCGCAGGCTTTATTCAAGAGGAAGTAACATGACATACAAACTGGGAAACCGCAGCAACGAAAAACTGGAGGGGGTTGATCCCACTTTGCAGGCCGTTGTTCGCATGGCTATCGGAATTAGCGAACAGGACTTCAGCGTGATTTGCGGACTAAGAACCCGCAAGGAGCAGGAAGCGTTGGTCGCGAAAGGTGCTTCGCAGACCATGAAGAGTAAGCACCTTGGGGGCTATGCTGTTGATTTAATGGCATATATTGACGGGGGCCGATGGGAGTTGAATCTCTACGATGAGATCGCGGACGCCATGAAGGCGGCTGCAAAGGATTGCGGTGTTAAACTTCGCTGGGGTGCGGCTTGGCACATAGACGATTTTGGGGCTTATGAAGGCACGGCAGAAGAAGCTATGAACGAATATGTAGACTTGCGCCGTTCACAGGGCCGTCGTCCCTTTATAGATGCGCCTCACTTTGAGTTGATGGAGGATTAAATGGAAAACTTTGAAACTCACAACGGAGTTAAATTTCCTGTTATCTTTGCCGTTGAAGAAAAAGGGCGCGGCGCTAATCTGTGGACTTTTTCTTGTGAAAAGTGCGGTAAAAAACATATTCACGGTGCGGGACCGGGTCATAGAAAGGCTCACTGTGATGGATGGGATAACGGTTACATTTTACAAAAGATCGTAGAGGACTAAATCTTCTTGCCTTTCCTTTAAATCTCGTTAGTGTCTGTATCAGATAAAGTGGGAGTTTATAGGAATGGATGAGATATTCATTGCGGAAGCCGTCTTTCGCATGATAAGAGAACGAAGGCATGCCATTGTTGACTTAATGCAGTACAACAACGTCAAGTCTATGGAGCAATATCGTGAGCTCATAGGGAACTTAGAAGCCCTGAATCATGTGGAACAGGAACTCAAGGGCCTGCTAGATAAACAGGAGCAATCTGTTGACTAAAGTTAATTTAGAGGCCGCTCAAGAAGCGGTCGCCAGCCTCTCCGAGGCATACGCCGCACCAGAAGAAAAGGTTTTAAACCCGGATTCAATTGGTGCTTCTCTCTTAGAAAAAATGCCCACACCTACAGGGTGGCGTCTTTTAATTCTTCCGTATCGTGGAAAAGGAAAGACCGAGGGCGGTGTTTACTTGCCGCAAGCCGCGGTAAGTCAGCAAGAGGTTTCCACTCAAGTTGGTTACGTTTTGAAGGTAGGTGAGCTTGCTTACAAGGATACTGAAAAGTTTCCAAACGGGCCGTGGTGTGAACAAGGTGATTGGGTCATGTTTGCTCGTTATGC